GGATTTTACAAATATTTTACAAAGACAAGAATTAAAAGAAAAAGTAAAAAATCTCATTGTCTCTTATAAAATAACAGATAATGTAAAAAAAAACATTTTGATTCATGGAGAATGTGGGGTTGGAAAATCATACTTTATTAAAAACATTATGGATGAACTAGGTTATGATACAATATTATATGACAACACGGATGTTCGTAATAAAGCAACCATTGAAGGAATTTCAAATGGAAATATAAGCAATCAAAGTGTTATTGACATGTTTCATAAATTAAAGAAAAAAATTGTTATTATTATTGATGACGTAGAATCTATGAATAATGGCGACAAGAGTGGATTAAATATGCTAATTAAAGTTGTCCGGCCAAAAAAAACAAAAAAACAAAAAAACGAAGAAACGTCGTTAAATCAAATAATTTGTATTGCCAATTCTATTGTAGATAAAAAAATAAAAGAATTATCAAATGCATGTATTATTATTAAATTGCCTACCCCCACCAAAATTCAAATGCAAAATATTATTCAATTGATGATGCCAAATATAGAATTCCATAACGAGATTTTAAATATTGTTCAATCGGATATGAAAAAATTAAATACTATTTATAATTTGTATTTAAATGACGCATTAAATACCTGTTTGCATATACGCCCAAATTATTCCAACGACGAAGCTAAAATATACACTAAAAATATTATTAACATGAACTATAAAACTAATTATGCACTTAGTGAATTGGACAGAACTATGATTGGATTGCTTTGGCATGAAAATATTATTGATGTTCTTGAAACGATGCCAAAGAATTTGGCAAAAAAAATGTACATTGAATTCATGAAAAACATTTGTTTTGCAGATTATATTGACAAATTTATTTTTCAAAAACAAATATGGCAGCTTAATGAGCTAAGTTTTGCTATAAAAGTATTTAAAAATATGAATTTATATGAATCTTATTCCCCAAAAGCAAAAATCGGAGAAGTACGATTTACTAAAATATTAACAAAATATTCCACGGAATATAATAATTACATGTTTATACGAAATATATGTCAACTTTTATTTTTGGATACTAAAGATATGTATGCCTATTTTTTAAAATTACGAGAAAAAAATACAATAGAAGAAATTGTTGTTTTAATGGAACAATACGACATAACCCAGCTTGAAGTGAATCGTATTTATAAATTTATTGACAGATTAAAAGATGGGAATTTGGAAGAAGATTAAAAATTTGGAGGCGTATCTACTTCTCTTTTGTATTTTTGCAAAACATCGCGACTCTTGAAAAAGAACCCTTCTTCACCACACATATGCTCTAAATTTCTGGCTGTATCACAATAACTATAATCATCGCTCTTTATACCAGTCACCTTATCAACCTCTTTTGGAAAAAAAGAACATTTGCTAAATTGCACATCTTCACTTATTATACTATATCTGCAATTCACGCAAAATCTCAACGAGTAAACTGAAGTAAAGGAGAGTATTAATATAACCCACATTTTATATTAATACGTATTTTATATTTAAGTTGATAATCGTGAAATATTGTAATCCCTCTGTTTTTTGTACCACCTATGCTTTGCCTCTTTGCTCAAACTTATTCTGAAATGTCTCTCATATTGTTCTGGGTTATCATAAAACAGCGTGATTGGGGTTTGCCCGGTTTCACCTGTTGCAAGTATCACGCTGAAAAGCCCATCCTCGTGTTTTGAGCCATATCTCACATCATAAGGCCGGTTTGTCTTTGCATTCATAACAAAGGGATTGCCGTAATTCGTTTCAAAGGCTGTAATAAAGTTCTTCTTCTTCCCATCTTTACGGACAATAACATGCTTGCGAGAATTAACGACAGACGTGTCGCTTCTTGAAGATTTTGTATCATCGTCTTGTACCAAAAAGAGACTTTCTTGTTTGCTGTAATCCATCCTTTCTCTTATCATACTATGATATTATAACTTTAAGCTATTTTGAGGCGTCGGTCTTTAAGTTGTTTTTTTAAACAATTATGGCCCCCAAACTTTCGTAAAATTGAAGTGTGGGTTTGTTTTCAATGAAATCTTCCAGCACATAAGTGGTTTCTTTTACTGTCGGGCCCAACAGTTTTGTTTTGTCAACTGTATTCATGTTATGAGCAATAACTAAGATTGTTTTTTTGGGGTCCAGTTGTTTTAATGGAATAGTCCATTTTTTCAAAAAGAATTTTTCTTCTCCTTTCGTGTCCTTGTCGTTATAAGCAGTTTGATTTAATAATTCACGTTTAAACCCAAATGTAGCAGCGGTTGCATGATATTTTCCATAAGGACCGAATTCATAAATCTTTTTTAATCCAGTAAAATAAATATACATAATACTTGACCCCACACATAACTCGGAGGAAGAATTTAATGTTTCTACTACATGAGAAATTCTTTCCGGGGGATAATAATCGTCGTCATCAATGTAAATAAGTATTTGACCTCTGGAATATTTATGCATGAGATTGCGTTTTTCACCGATGGTCATTTTTTCCGTTTTGTAATATTTTATATACGGAATATCACAGACGAGGTCTTCAATTTTGTCGTCCCCGTCATCTATAATAATCCATTCAATGAGTTCTTTTGGGTAGGTTTGTTCTTCAATACATTTTAACATAGTGGGTATAAAAAGTCGGCGATTATGAGTCGGGGTGCAAAGAGAAATCATGATATATATTACTTTTTACGTTTAATATTTTTACGAGAATTTATTTTTCCTCCAGCTGGGTTTCTAACAGGTTGCATCTCAACTCCATCTTCATTAGAGATTGAACCTCTATCTGTTTCAAAATCTATATTTGAAGACTCCCTTGATGCACCAGGGTTAATTTGCGAAGCCAAATCACGTAATTCTATAGCTCCACTGTTTTCATCTACATTATTTCTACGTTGATTTTGCATGGGTTGTCTTAAATTTGTAGCCCTACTGGTTTCATCTACATTTGCAGATGGATTTGCAGGCGATGGACTTCTCCGAAACATATTGCGTGCTCTAGAAAATAAAGATGGAGGTTGTGAATTATCATCCAATGACGCCCCATCAGTTGAAGAATTAGATGATGCAGGGTTACTTAACAAATAGTCGTCGGGCAGTTGAGGTCCATCCGAAGAATTGGTAGAATTATCTCTTGGTTTATAACTATTCTTTAGACTTTCCTTTACATTCTGGTATGATTTATCAACAGCATTTCTTGCAATATCTCCCAAATCAACGCTTTTAATTTTTTTTTTATATTCATCAATTGGTGTACCTATATTTTTCATATAACTTTCACCAATTTCTTTCGAAGCTGACTTGACGCCTTCTTCAATTTTGGGCCCCAAATATTGAGCACCTTGGTACGCCAAATAAGGCACACCGACTAATGTTCCAACCGCAGCTCCAACCGGTGGTCCTGCTACTCCTGCTGATATAGCTGCAAGGTCTGTTGCAGCATTATGTTTATAACCATATGCTTTTGCATTATCCAAAGCTTCCTTGTCTTGTGCACTTAAAGTAGTGGTTGCAGTAAGATTTCCATCTGCGTCTTTTTCACTGTTGTCACATCCAGTAGCGTCCGCGTCCGGATTATACAATGCTAAATTTCTCGCGTTTGCGGTTAACCAATCTTCTGCATCTATATGCATTTTTTGTAAAAAATTTTGTCTAAAATTTGAAAGTTTTTTACGATTTATAAACCATGAAATGAGTGTAACAATTGTGACCCAAGCTCCCAACTTTGCATTTATAGTTACTGCTAAAAAAATCAATACAAGTAAAATTAATTCATAAAACCATTTGAAAAATATAGTACAATAAATGAAAAATAAATGAAAAATACCACCAATATTTAATGGGTGTTTTTTGCCTTCATAAATATAACATCCCTGTGTTCCAATCATAGTAAGAAATATAAGACCAAAAAAGATAAGAGGCCACAATGAAGACATAAGAGCAGTTCCGCCGATCGCTATAAAAACTGCTATCCAACATCTGAGACAAAACCATGCGCCACCACTCCAACTCCAAAAACCTTCGGCATCAGTCCACAATCGATAAGCAGTTTCGGGGTCAGTATCACCAGTGTATTTTCTGCCCATACATATCCCAGAAAAAAGAGATGAAAATAATCCAATTATAGACATAACTCCAAGTAAAGTTCCAGGTACAGAAAAAATTAAACTATATAATGAACTCGCTTTTGGCCACCCTTGTTTATTTCCTTGAATAATTACGATTAATGATGATAACATAACTGCCATTAGTAAAAAAATCATAAATGGAATCCCCAATTTTACAATAGCACTTGAAAAATAATAATAAGTTAGAGATGAAACCGACAAGGATTTACGAAAATACCTCCATATAAACATTTGATTATTCTCTTTATCTATTATCTCTCCATTTTCATTTGGGTAATCAGGTCTTTTTAAAAAATAACTATTATACCCTTTTGTATTTAAAATAAGCGGAATTTCTACCCTTCCTTCCTCGTCATCATTCATATACTCGGTATAAAGCGTATTTGAATAAAATGAATGTTTATTTAGCATTTTTTTTAAATCTAATACTTTTTGTGTTTCTGGGTCTATGGGGTTTGGGGTGGTATCTAATTTTAAATATTTATCGTTGGTAGGAAAATATCCTGCTTTTATAAGAACAAAATAATAAAATATGAATGGTCCTCCTAGAAAGAAACACATTAAAAATAGACTAAAATATATTATCAAATAATAAATATTTTTAAAAAATTCTTGGTATGGTTCTCCGGTTGCACCTGTCTCGCCCAAACTTTGATTTGTATAAATATTGCCGACATATCCCGTAAACCCTGTAAATCCACGTTGCCCTGTGTGACCCGTATGCCCTGTTCTTCCGGCAAACCCTTCAATCGTTTCATAATCTAAAAAATGATTTAACCATGACATTAATATACTATATACATAAAAATAATACATTTAATTCGCATACATAAGTCCACAATTTCCACTCATAAAAGTCAACACATTTATCCTTTCTTCAAACAATATTAAATTAAAATTATATTCATAAATTCTCCAAGTTGGTTTATTAATTCCTATCAATTCGCCATTCACAGGGTCACAAACGGTAAGCATTTGCGCCAAAGGGTCAAGAGGAGGAATGATAGTCGTAAACTCAAACTCAATCTTATTAAACATACTCATATTAATCGCACCAGATGTCTGTGAAGTTGTTGGGTCAGTATTCAAACAAAAATTGTAACAAAATAATCCGGGTGGCGCATTCCCTTTGGTTGCG